TCTTAGCACCTTCAAGAGCTTGTCGTATGATTTCTTTATTCATTGTCAACCTCCCCACGAACTCATTAATTTATATTTCATAAGATGTGGCACTTTAAAGGAAATAGCATTCTCAGTAACTTCTTTAATCAGCTTAGCTTCATGTTCACTATTAACTGATGCACCAATTTCATCATACAAAGTAATTAATAAATCAATCTTTTCTTTCCATAGAATAATTAAGGCTTTCTTCATCTGTTCGGCAGCTGATCCTTGTACTACAGAATTCATAGCTTTATGCAAATGAGCCCGGCGAATAGATCCATATGCTTTCATTGCAGTTTCTTTGCCCTTGATTGGAAACTTACCCCTTTGAAAATGAGTAGGTTCCCACATATTAAATCTTCTACGTCTACCCAATATAGTTTTAACAAAGCCTCTTTGATCAGCTACTTCCATGCAATACTCAAGAAGTTCTTTCATAAATGGAAAGCCTCTGTCATATGATGCTAATATACCATCTGCTTGTGATAATGAAAGCTTTAACTTAACAGCTGTTTTCTTTCTACCCATACCGTAGGCTCTAGCTAAGTTGATTGTCTTAGCTTGATCTCTTTCAATAGGATCATTTCTAACTCTATTAACCATATCCATAACCATATCATGAAAATCTGTAGCAGGATTATCAATATACAATTGCCTAGCTTCAGCAGCTCCTGTAAGCTTTAACAAAAAGGCATAATGTAAACTGATCCTTGGTTCCTGCTGGCTTAAGTCTCCTTTGAACCATTGTCCACCATTTCTTGCAATAAATAATGATCTAACAAGAGGCCCGAGTATTTTGTGTCTTGTAGGTATTTGACTGAGATTAGGATTACTACAAGCGACCCTACCACTACGAGTACCAGCAACATCGTCGCCAGACATAAAGCTAGTACCGCGCGTCTGATACCATTGAGGGTGGACTCGACCCTTGTAAGATCCGTTGAGTACAACTGATTCAATGAAGTCTCTCCTTATTTTTTCTTGTTGTCTATATTCACCTATTCGAATTAATTCTTCTACTCCACTCTCTAATAAAAACAAATTAGTAACTGAATCATTATCCTTTTCTGTTTTAGGTGGATCTAAACCTACTTCTCTTACTAATTCACCTAATTGCAACGGAGAGAAAGGATTCAAATTCGGTGCCCAATTTCGTATAGCTGCTAGTTTCAATTGACAATCATCTATTAGCCTAGCATTCTCGGCTTCAGCTTTAGCAAGGTCAACATCAATCCCTTTAATTCGCATGTCAAAAAGGACTGGAGTTAATTCACACTCTAACTCAAATACTTCACGTAACTCTTCTTCTTCAATCATAGGTTTTTGCAATTGAAATACTTCATAAGTAAGCATTGCGTCATCTTTTGCATATTCACCTACTATATTAACAGGTAATCTCCAAAGCTTAGACCAATCAGGTTTACCATTACGTAATGCATAGCCAGCACTAAGTAATAATCCTTCAATAACTTCACGTGTCTTAGGCTTTAATCCATAATCTTTAGACAATGATGCTAAGGAATAAGACTGTTTCTCTTCGTCTATAAGGGATTCAACTACTTGTATGTCTACACACCAAGCTTTAACTTCTATACCTAATGACCATAAAGCTTCTAAATCATACTTGGCATTGGCAAATATAACAGTAACCATAGGATTGGATAGTATTATCTTTAGCCAGGCTTTAACTTGTGACCAATTGTTTATATTACCTTCCTTATGTCTTAAAGGAAAATACATACTACATCCAGGATAGTATACGGATATACCCACTACTTTAGCTTGTTCATAGACAAAGCCAGGGCCTATATCACTTAACCTAGGATCATGTGTTTCTGTATCCAATGCTAACTCAACTATTTTTGATGGATCTGGTAAGTCTAAAGCTCTTTCACTATAAGTTCGTGGGTCTCTCCCTTGTACATTACTTTCTTGCAAGCTGTGTTCTGTAGCATCATATAGCATTTTTCACAAGGCTCCTCTGTGATATACGCAGTGTATATCTTTTCTACGTCATGACACCTTGCTATTGCGTTCATTTCAGCATGAATCGCTTTACAACTTAGATTTGCATCTAAATAAGCTGGACATGGATACAAAGGATCACAATGCGGTTTACCCCTTGGTTGCCCATTATATCCAGTTGCTATTATATTACCATATGTATCTACTAAAACACAACCAACAGATTTTTTAAGGCATGTACCCCTAGCTGCTAAACACAGGGCTATTGCTATCATCGTTTGATCGAGTCCTATTCTCACCACTAGCCTCCATCAATGCTTTCTTAGCTATGTCTTGAACTATTTGTTTATCTGAACCAGTACCAACCATTTTAGCTATTTCTAGCATAGTTAATTTAATAGATGGCCATTTCCATATATGCCAAGGCTCATATCTATAACGTTGAAACGGCATAGTTTCTAGGTCCAGTTTATCCCATTGATCTTCATAGATATGACGTGATCCTGCATTAAGGAAACAATAACCAAGTTCTACAGGATGCTCTAAACCCGATGCTATCTCTGCTGTTATGCAGGCAAAAGTAAGCATGTCATACGGTAGACCCATACCTGCGTCAGAACTACGCATGTTCACGACAGTGAATATGTTGTCATTTCGTATAAGAAACTGCATACTTATAGTACAAGATATATCTCTTGCCGGCAATGGGTTTCTTCTCCACAAAGTCATAACAGCTTGACGAGTATTCCTATCCTTATTAAGGATGTCTCTAACATACTGTTGCTGATGCTTAAAGTGTGGACCATAAGCACCGGCTAATATCTTACCATCATCACTATATGGAGCCTGGATCCTAGCTACTTCAGGCGACCAGTTAAGTCTATTGGATCCTTCCAATACCCACATAGATTCTGCAGCCATATATATCCATGAAGTATTAGGCTTAACAGTAACTATAGGATACTGCATATCATATGCCATTGAATGATTCAATATTTCAAATGACACACGACCTTTAGCACCAGTAGACTGTTGAGGCTCTACTGCTTGACCCGATCGTTTAATTTCTTCAATAGCTATAAGCCAACTATCATCAGCTGTTGCATGAATCAGTTTCAACTTCATCTCCTTCAAATGAAAAACTCTCAACAACACGCTGAGAGTATCCGCTAATATCTATCCAATGATCTGGCTCATTTGGATCACCAGTACAAACACGAGCTATTTTACCTAAGATCATATCAAGACCCTCTTTTTGAGAGTTTGTCATTTTATTATAAGCTGAGCCCTCTCTTACTATTTCTTTAAGAGTTTGTGCAACCGCAGCATACTCTATAAATCTACCATGTGTCTTTTGACGATCAGGAATAGTAGTCATCAATCTACTCCTACTATTGTGTATACACCATCCAGTCCTTGATTCATATTCATCAAATCACTAAGAATAGGAGGTTCCCATCCTTCAGGCTTGACAACATCAAAGGTAGAGCCGCGCTCGCTTTCGTCCGGTGATTGAGCTCTAATTTTATTCATGTTAGCTTCATGTACACGCTTCCAAGCTTCTTCGAAATTAAAACCATGCAAGTAAGCTGTGCCCATAGCAACATAGACTATGTCAACTAAAGCATCCATTTGTTTTTCAAGATTACCTTCTTGCCAAGCACGAAGATATTCTTTGATTTCTTCGTCAAGAAAACCACTTCTGAACCAGAACAAATCATCAGGTAGATCGCGTGGTCTACCCTCGTATGTCAATTCAAACTTCTGATGAAAGTCTATTATATCCTTATACATTGTCATTAGTTTCCTCCTCTACTCCGGTGGGGGCACAGGCGACGTGTACTTTGTCTTTGGGGGTGTTGAACTGAACTACGTCTCGAGAAATAGGTCCAGTCTCACCTTAATTCCTATGCCCCCGCCGCAATAGAGATTCTAAGTTTATTAAGACTGTTCTCCATCCCACTCAAGATCTTCACGACTTGTCGCTTGCGTATGGCGCTTGCCATCATAGCGAACAAACACACAGCTATCGTTGAAGCTGGTGATGACGCCGTACTCTAGCCGCCCGCCAGGATAACGATTGCCCGTGTAGACAACTTCACGCCCTATGTCGGCTTCGGTTGGGTTAAGTACTTTTGCCATCTTTTTCTTTCCTTTCCTTGGTAGATCCTAGCCTGGGAAGCAACCAACTTGACCAGACTAGGACCCATTACACAGATGTTCTACTGTTTACGCTTACTCAGCTAACCACCTCCTCTTCAGCCGGTGCTTCTTCAAGCTCTGGCATCTCTTCGCCATCGTCTTCGAGAATCTCTTCAGTCACAATTTTCCTGGTCTTACGAGATCCAGGGTTCTTTGTGGGAGGACGCTTGAACACATTCTCAATCTTCTCACCAGTGATAGGATCGATCAGATGCTCAACACCACCGCCGGCGCGACCGCGTGCCTTGCCGCCGAGATTATCCTTCGTCTGAACAAGGATATGTTCTGGCAATTTGCCCAACATTTGCCTGTAGTATGCCACAAAACCCGGCACAACTTCAGGACCCTTAGCTCTCGGAGAATACGTCTTAATATCTGCCTGAATATGATCGATAATCTGATCTTCAGAGACAGCAGTCTCGTTCTTACCAAGGTTCCAAACAGCCACAAGAATAGCTCCCGCCTGAGCAGGGACCTGTTCAACGAGCTTCTTGAGATTATCTTGGTTAATCTTCTCTGCGAATTTATAATAAAACATAGGATATTTCTTCCTTCTCTTTGGGTTGACTAACGTTGTATTTCCCAACGTTACAGGTAAATTATAGCACGTTTGGTTTGAAATGTAAACTGCCAATTTCGCATACCTGCTATGCAAAAAAGACATATCTAAAGGACCTTCCAGAGGTTTGAGGAGAGATGCTATTGGTGCATGCCAGGCATGTCTTGTTGGAATTAAAAAGAATTTTACTTCTAGAATTTTTTGGTGTATAATATTTCCTTCACATCACAGTAACACAACAAAAACATAACAGGGTAACCTCATGGGAACCAGTGAAGCAACCAATGAAGCCATTATAGAAAGTGTATTAAAAGCTGTTAAAGCGGAACAACATGGTGAAAATAGATATAGAGGCTTATGTCCTGCACATGATGATCATAATCCTAGTTTAGATATTTATATTAATGCTGATGGGTATTTAGGGTTTCATTGTCTATCATCTAAGAAGTGTACACATATTGCAATAATTAAAGCTATAAAAGAAAAATTTAATATTGCTTTGCCTGAGTCTAAAAGAACGATTAAATCATCAGGTGGCGGTAGATTAATTAAAACTAGAGTATTATATCCAGCGCATGAATCTACATTGCCTTTTACGTTTAGAAAAAATGATGATATACTTTATGAATATACTACAGCTACTGGTGAAGTAGCATTTATTGTACAGCGATATATGGATAAGGGAGAAAAGCAAACACCAGGTTGGTTCTCTATTGAACAAACAT